ACTATCTACCGAGTCGCATTCCAAATGGCAACTGCTGTGCGGGATGAGAAGTGGATCCCCAACCTTAGCTCGCTGCTTCGTGGACGTTTCACTGCAGATAAGCAACCTGAATCCTGCTTCTTGGTTGCCCAACAGCTCGCTGTTGGTATCGCAGATCGTATGGCTGTCACATACAGACGTTCAACCGTTTCCGACCCAACCACATACAGTTGGTTACAGCGCTGGATTATTGGATGGATACTCGACTATGTCGGTGAGTCCTCCAATCCTGTAGCCCAGATCCTTACTCGAGGGGTCATGTATGTGAGGGAACGCGTAGCTTCTGCCGGCCCAATGCGGGCTACTTCCTGGGCATGGAATGTGAAAACACTCCCAGCCTATGAGGTATTCTGGACCAACGTCGTCAGCATGAGGATCGACGCCCAGAACGCCAAGAAGATCAAGCAGCCCTTTCGACTCAGTGGGGCGGCAATTGCTGCCCCCACTGCTGTCGAGTCGAGTAGCACTCCCTGCCAAGACAGCCGACAATCAGGCCGCAGGAATAGAAAAGAGAGTGCTCGCGGTGGTTCCTCTACCACATCCAGCCCTGGTAAAGGACAGCACATCACCGCGCCCCTTCCTGACGTCAACAGAAACTCCTCATCTGATGACCCCGCCAATCTACCTGCAACCACTAAGTGCAATGACGCCACAGTGGCAAAGAGAGGTCCTCGACCTGGCACGCAGAAGAAAGGTACAGGAACCGGATTTACCTTGGTCCGTAAATCCAAGCCTGGAAGAGATCCCAAACAGCGCAATAGTGTGCGAGCTGGGGACCGTAAACATCCAGGGGGGCAACTTGCCAAGCAGTCCAGTCGCAACACCAAAACCACTGTCGCGCCTCGCCCAAAAGTTCTGGGGACTCGAGGAAAACCAGTGGCTTCAACACCTAGAACCACTCCCATTCGAGGAGTGGGTGTCGCGATTCAACCCAAACCGCCAAAAGCAGCTAATGGAGGCAAGGGAGCTAGTGGCAAGGGACGGTCTGTCTCGCAGTGATGCGTTAACAGCCGTCTTCATAAAGACAGAGACGTCAGCAAACGCAACTGACCCGCGCAACATCAGTCCGCGCAGTCTGAAGTTTCTCTCTGTCTTAGGACCATTCGTATCAGCTATCGAGAAACAAGCCAAGGCTTGTCGGTATCTGGTCAAAGGGCTAACCCCTGAGGAGAGGGGTGCCCGCGTTAGTGAGGGATGGCGCAAACGCGTCATCGAGACTGACTTCTCTAGGTTCGATATGACTATTTCAGTCGACATCATCAAGGAGGTCGAGCGAAGGATGTTCTCTCGTGCTTTCCCACTGAAGCTCTACCCAGACTTTCACGCCGCAGTACATATGTTGGTGAGTCAGAATGGGGTGAGTGACATGGGAGTCCGGTATACAGTGGCCGGAACACGAGCATCTGGCGATGCCCACACATCAATCGCGAACGGTGTGGTAAACCGTTTCGTGATATGGGCTTGCCTGAGAGGACTACCTGCCAACTCATGGACTTCCTACCATGAAGGAGATGATGGTGTCACGTTCCTGGACGAAGCGGTTTATGACCGCGCAGTCTCTTTCCTTGCATACGCGGGTTTCTTGGGATTCAAGATGAAAGTGATCACTCCACCGAGTATTGACCAAGCATACTTTTGTGGTCGCTTCACTTGTACTGGCTGTAAGAGAGAGATGTGCGACATTCCTCGCACTCTCACCAAGTTCCATACCACGATAAAGAGTGGCGATGCACGCTCACTTGTGCTAGCGAAGTGCTTGTCGTATTACGCGACCGACGCACACACTCCAATCGTTGGGCCCTTGGTAACATCTCTTATCATGCACCTCAATGAGCACGTTTCAGCTAGGTTACTGGCTCGGCGGCTAGCGGCTATGCACTGGTATGATCGTGAGCGCGTGAAAAGGGGACAAACTCGAGTAACGCAGTATCACGAAATACTACCGTGTTGCCGTGCCAACGTCCAGATGAACCATGGTTGGGACACTCACTTGCAGGTAGCATACGAGCAACAGCTAATGAGATGGCGTAATGGCGTGACCGACATCAGCCCCATCCAAGTCTTTGACTACTTGGTGGATGGGCCTGGACATGTCGTGTATGATGCACCTTAAACAGCCGGTCCTGGTCTTCCGGCCATAGTGCTAGACCAACGTTGTGGTTCGTACCTCTGCTCAGTACGACTGTCTCGAGTCTTCCAAGATGACAGGCAACAACGCAAAGCGCAACGCAGGCCGCAAGGCCACATCTCAACCCAAGCAACAGCCCAAGCCTCAGCGCGCACCGCGCAACAGGATTGCTCCTTCAAACGCAGCCGTGCCGTTAATGCAGTCAAATGCTAACTATCGGCCATTGAACAACAGGAGTACGCGCCTGACCGGGTCTGACTTTCTTGGTCGCGTCTCAGTCCGTG